ATTTGACGTGGGAGATCGCAAGGGTGAAGAAGCTATCGCTTACAGTTGGGAAGTGGGTGAACGAGCCGCCGAAGAATGCTCAGCCCTCTTCAAGAAACCAAACAATCTTGAATTGGAAAAGGTTTATTGGCCGTATTTCCTTTACAGTAAGAAGCGTTATGCTGCCAAGCTCTGGACTCAAGGTAAAGATGGAAAGATGCATATGGACTACATCGACATTAAGGGTCTTCAGGTTGTGAGACGGGACAATACTCCCCATGTACGGGAGGTTTGTAAGGAACTCCTCGATGTTGTTCTAACTTCAAGTGACCCAGGACCACCGAAGGAATTGGCCAAAGAGAGGGCGATTGAGCTGCTTTCGGGTGATATTCCCAATGACAAGCTTGTATTGAGTCAGTCTCTGTCGGATACTTACAAGGTTGCTGGTAAGAATGTGTCTGTAACGAGTGCTGAAAGTGTCAATATTAATCAGTCTCATGTTCAAGTCGTCACAAAGATGCGCCAAAGAAAGCCTGGATCTGAACCACAATCGGGGGATCGGGTACCATACCTTCTCACAAAGACCCAAGATCCCAAAGCCAAAGCGTACGAAAAGGCCGAAGATCCAAAATATGTAGAAGAGCATGGTGTACCTGTTGATTATCACTATTATTTCCTTAACAAATTCCTAAACCCTGTATGTGACCTACTGGATCCATTGTATGAGAATGTCAAAGAGGAAATCTTTGGTGAAATTATTAATCAACACAAGCCACCGAAACCAAAGAGAGAGCCAGCTCTCAGTACAATGAAAAAAGGTGATCTTGTCGCAGAATGTCAGCGTCTTGGTCTTGAAGAGACTGGAACTCTCGCAGTTCTCAGGGCTCGCCTTAAGGAAGCGAGACAGGGTTCCGTTGAAGACATATTTAAAAACTACGAGCTAAAACAGAGTAAGGATGAGTCTCCATGAGAAGATTACACAGATAGTTGACGAGGAATTGGAAGAACGAGTGAATGCAATTCTTAACGAATATGCTATAACAATTTCAAAAAAGCACGCGATACCCCTGGAACTTTTACTCAAAGATATCCCATGTTCATTTGTGAGTACGACATGCAAGGGGACAAAATCGGATGGGCGTAGATGCACTTTTAAGGCGATATATAGTGGATATTGTCGTCACCACAAAGCTCAGGGTGAACGGATATGTCAGCGTACATTATCAAGTTCTAACTTACATAACCACGGTCCGGAACATATGTTTGTAAGAGGGTGTCCGGGTTGTGAATCATCGAAGGAGCTTATAGATTTGGGGGTCTAATATAGTAATGAGCAAAAACGATATTCTACTAACATCTATTAACAACTTTTATGACAATGAGAAGAATAGATCTACACTCCTGACGATATTAGACAAATCAAGTGGTATTTCTCTCCGAAACCTGGAATGGTTTATTACAAATTATTCTAAAAAGAATCACACATCGTATAAGACGAGTGATGGTAAACTGTTTACTGTACACTGTGCATATAAGTCAAGTCTTGATGGTTATAGTAAAAAGTTATTTGATCCATTTTGTCGTTCACAAAAGTTTTCCTATATTATACCCGGAACATCACATGAAATTCAAACAACGCTTGCACAATTGAATTTCATTAAATGGTGTATCAAAAATAAGATTATTGATTATATTAAGGAAAATAAGGGTGAATTGTTTAATAAGCAATCGACATGAAACCCCGATCAAAAACAAATGTCTGATACCCTGTGTAGTACATATGTAATGTATATTTATCCTGATTAATATTCACCAACGTTGTGTCAAGTTTAATTTCTAATGCTGTTTTATCAGATTGTATCTGACTAAAATCCAAGCTCCCCGATGGTTCCACATTTACAGGGTTCATCGAGAAGCTATATGTATATATATTACGAATGGGTCTTGCCAGTCTTTTTTGATATGGAATCAAATACTTGTAATAATTATGCCCGGTATCCGAAATATTTGGCATTTTATTTCCATTGATATAAAAGCTAGCCGATTTCATAACTGGCGAAAAAAATGTATATGTTTCGTCAAAATTTACATTTGATGAAAAGTTAAAACGATTATGCATGAGATATTCGCCATCTTCTGATGGTACAGGGTCGCCTTTTGCATCATCCTCATTCTCAAATTTGACATTTCGTAAAAACCAATGAATACATTTCACGGGAATGTTTGGTACAAGATTATTTCTTATAATATCTTTTCCCAAATCACTTTCAATTGATGGATGTTTTCGAACTAGGTCTGTAACAATCGTCTGTCTCTCTTTCATCATAAATATACGCTCTTCACCACTCACGGTAATTTCTTCGGTGATAATGTCAAATGACGGAAGTTCCAGGGTTTTTGTCGTATCTGTGAAAAATGTTTGTTTGTGAAACTCAAATTCAAACTCAATTTTTTGTTTGTATATGGCACATAATGGGAAATATGGACGATTTGGTTTATTGGAACTGTATTCATCCGAGGCATACTTTCGCGTAAAAAAGAATTGCAATGGTATAACGAGATCCGATTCGTATTTTGCATAATTCGGAGAATCTTCGGATGCGTCAAACCCAAGGTTTCTATTAACAAGAAATCTATTTGCTACTTTTTCTGACATTTCTAAATAAAGTTCGTCATAGATAATTCCCCAGTCATCATGAATTTTCTCCACTTCTATGTCATCCACACGCATTGTAACACTTTTGAGTATATGACGCCCGAGTTGATCTGCGTAATTTTCATCTGTACCCGAATTTAAAGCCGGCATCTTTATACTCAGATACATATTACTTAAAAGATCACCCATATTCATGGGTTCAAATTTAACTTTGATTGTCTGACCAAAAGGCCAATTTGGCACTTGTCCAGGATTTATTACATGCTTACTTCTATGATACTTTCTAAAGTCGGAATGTCTCCGATTGGTGGTATAATTAAAGAAGGACTCGTCTGGATCTTTGGAAAGCAAGTAGGTGTCTTGCTTCCCAATAGCCTTGAGCGAAATTTTCGCAGCTTCACCCATACCTACTATTGCTTATATATTTTTAATATCCATTTTCCACATGTCAATGTGTGAAGTACCCTTCATAATTTCAAGTTCTTCCCTCGCTTGTTTTGATTCTTTGAGGAGTTCTCGTACACATTCCTCGGTGTACTGGACAGTCTTGATATTGAGGAGATAGTCAAAGTTTCCATTGATTTTGGGGAAGATGCCTGCCAATTGTCTCTCAAGGTCATCTTTCTTTCTCTTGAAGACTACGATCTGCCCCTCGATGACCATTGTGACAAACTTTGATTTGTATCCACACATCTTGGATCTCACTTCAAGCACTTTGATCAGGTGTTCTTTCCTCTTATTGTAATGTTCAAGACGAAGATCTACAAAGTCTTTGAGAATCTCTTCGGGACTTGAGTACTTGTAGATACCCTTCACTGGGTGAAACAAATGCATGTTGGATGTATGGAATGACTTTCTCAACTTGAGGTCCTTCACGAGGTCTTTGCCATTGTAGCCCATGATTTCAAAATCAACATCTTCAGTCGTTGAATTGTTTGTGAATCCCGAGATGACTTTCTTTTCCACGAGACCGTCAAGATACTCTTTGTAGTCTTGAGTCCAACGACCTGGTGGTAACTCGGTGACTTTGAGTCTTGATCCGGTATCTCTCCAAACACCTTCTGTGATCCAAGTGCCATCTTCCTTGAAAACTTTACCCTTGAAACCCCTAAACCATGGAGTCATCTCTTTGAAGTCGAGGCCGCTCAAAGCTCTTCCGATATTCTCCTTGATGTCCTTGGGATTGAATGGTGGAACGTAACAACTGAAACCCGTACCAATACCTTCTGTCCCATTTACAAGCACCATTGGGAGTGTTGGCATGTAAAAGTCAGGTTCAATGGAGCGCCCGTCATCGTCGAGATAGTTGAGAACTGGATCATCCCGGGGATCAAAGATCTTGCGAGCCTCCTTGGTTAACTTTGTGAAAATGTACCTCGTTTGAGACGCATCCTTACCACCCATGAGTCGCGTACCAAATTGACCACATGGCTCGAGAAGGTTGATATTGTTTGAACCTGTGTAGTCATTCGCCAATTTAACAATTGTGTCGGCGAGGGAGACTTCACCGTGATGGTACGCCGACTTGTCCGCAACATATGCCGCCAATTGTGCCACCTTCATTTCATCTTTGAGATTC